ATTCTTTTCTAAGTTCAAGACGGACATCAAAAAACTTACTGCTGCCGTCGAAGGAACTGTTTATCTTGATGAAGAGTATCCTAAACTTTACGAAAAGCTTTATAAATACTACAAGTCTCGCAACATTTATTTTTATGATGATGCGGAAAAAGATTACAATGTAATTCTTGACAATGTGGAATATGATCTTATGGATGCAGGTGTTCTAGTTTAAGTCATGGAGAGACTATAAAAACCCTGGTCGGGAGCAACCCAATGCCTAAATCTAGTCTACTCAGATACCTAGGCAATATTCTCCTCATAGTTGGTTATCAAATCATGTTATGGGGAGATTTTCGTTATGGATTATTTGTCAAGTGTGTTGGTGGTATTCTAACAATACCTTTTGCAATTAAACTTAAACTCTACGATGTTTTAGTCCTATGTGGATTTTTTTCCATAAACGAAATTGCAAAACTGATAGATTTGTTTTCTTGATTTTCTAAAAATCAAGTGGTGGAGTCAATTATGACCCCTGTTGGTTTCCAATTTCCATAAAGAATTGGTGGTGCGGATGGGGAATTTTTCTCCGCCTGGTTTCCAATTTCCAGTCAAAGAATTGGTGGCGAGCCTGAAAATTATTATTTAAGAAAATGGATTGTACATGTGTACGCAGGGAAAGACCATGGGGTTGGTATGAAAATATCGATTCTGGTTCGCACCATAAGGTGAAAAGAATTTATGTAAATCCAAATGCACGCTTTTCCCTTCAGTATCATAATTACCGAATGGAACATTGGGTCATTGTTGAAGGTTCTGGTTTAGTTCAACTAAACGAGTATACTGAGTGGGTGTATGCTGGCAAACATTTTCAAATTCCAATCAACTCCCGTCACCGCATGACTGCTGGTGATGATGGAGTTCTTTTTATAGAAGTTCAACATGGGGACAAATGTCATGAAGATGACATTGTGCGATTGGAAGATGATTATGGTAGAATAGGTAGTGAGTATTACACAGATTAATGTTCTTAGTTACTGGTGGTGCAGGTTTTATCGGCAGTAACTTTCTTCATTATATGAGGAAGGTTACTAATGAGAAAGTCATCGTTCTGGACAATCTAACTTACGCTGCGGATCTTCGGTTTATACCCGATGATCCGCAATTTGAGTTTGTCTGGTGCGATATTACAAATGAAAATCATGTAGATTATATTTTTAGAAAATATAAACCACGTAAAGTCTTTCACTTTGCAGCGGAAAGTCATGTAGATAATTCAATCAAGAACTATAGACCTTTTCTAGAAGCTAATGTTGTTGGAACGATTAATCTTTTGAATGCTAGTCTAGCGATTGATATTCAGAAGTTCCATCACATTTCCACAGATGAAGTCTATGGATCATTAGAATACGAAGATACTGAATTATTCACAGAAGAAACTCCTTATGATCCCAGGAATCCATACAGTGCCAGTAAAGCAGCTGCCGATCATTATGTCAGAACCTGGCATAACACTTACGGATTACCTTATCTCATTACTAACTGTAGCAATAATTATGGGCAGCATCAGCATGTTGAGAAACTTATTCCAAAAGTAATCTTTAATGCAGTAAATGATAAAGTAACTTACATGTATGGTGGCGGGCAGCAGATCAGAGACTGGTTATATGTTTACGATCATTGCCGTGCTATCTGGATGCTTGAAGAGCAACGTGTAATGAATGATCGTTTCAATATTGGTGGTGAATGTGAACTAAGAAACATTGATGTCACCAAAAAGATCTTGAAAATACTTGGTAAACCAGAAAGTTTGATTGGTGTATCACAAGATCGTCCTGGACAGGACAAAAGATATGGTATGAGTTTTGAGAAACTTACACAAAAGACTGGTTGGATCCCACATTTTGATTTTGATCAAGCACTTGAAATGACTGTTGATTGGTATTTGAAGCAATGATTTCTCTATACGGTGGCACTGGGTTTGTAGGTGGCAACTTCAGGAAGATGTACAACGGTTGCCTAGAAATGCAACGTGATGAACGTAAACCCAAGACAAAAGATATCTTATATTTTATCTCTACAGTTGACAATTATAATGTTCATGATAGAATTACTCTTGACGTAGAAACTAATCTAAAAGTTCTATGTGAAGTGTTAGATCATTGTAGATCTGAAGACATTACATTCAATTTCATTAGTTCCTGGTTTGTGTATGGCAAAACTCCATACATGCCAGCAAGAGAAGATGCACGTTGTGATCCAACGGGATTTTATTCCATCACTAAACGCTGTGCTGAACAACTAATCATGTCGTTCGCAGAGACATATGGAATGAAGTATCGCATTCTTCGCCTTTGTAATGTTCTTGGTGCTGGTGATCAAAAAGCATCTAGGAAAAAGAATGCTATTACCTGGTTGATTGATGAACTCAAACTTCATCATGACATCAAACTTTATAATCATGGAGCACATTGCCGTGATGTTATGCACGTACAAGATGTTTGTCGTGCAATCAAACTGGTTATTGAAAAGGGTAACCTAAACGAGATCTATAATATTGGATCTGGTAAACCGACATCCGTTGGTGAAATCATTTATCTTGCCAACCACTATATAAAGTCGAAGGGCAAGATTGAAAACATGGAACCTCCTGTGTTCCATAAGAATGTTCAGACAGAAAACTTCTGGATGGACACAAGAAAACTTCAATCACTTGGGTTTGAACCAAAACTTTCTTTAGAATTCATCGTCAAAGATCTATGTCTGTAAACGACAAAGTAACAAATTTTATTTCGCAACTGCAACATGAAGGTGAAAACCTTTTCCAATATCTTGCAAACAAAGATTGGAAGAAAGGAGATCAGATTTTTTACTCTGGTCCCTATTGGGATGAGAAAGAAGTTGCTGCAGCAATTACAACTCTCCTAGAAGGTAAGTGGTTACCTGCTGGTGAAGAAGTCAATAAGTTTGAACGAGCATTCTCTAAGATGTTTGAGTTCAAGCATTCTGTAATGGTCAACTCAGGTTCTTCTGCGAACCTAGTGATGATTGCTGCTCTGAAGAAATATTTTGATTGGCAAGATGGCGATGAGATCATTGTTTGTGCTTGTGGTTTCCCAACTACAATCAATCCTATTATTCAGAATGGTTTAAAACCAGTCTTTGTTGATATTGATTACAGTGATCTGAACTGGAATCTAGAACAGATCCGTGAAAAGATTACAACCAGAACAAAGGCAGTGTTCTCTTCACCTGTTTTGGGAAATCCCTACGACTTCGATAAGTTTCTCGATATTGTCCACAGGTATAACCTTGAGTACATTGCTGACAACTGTGATAGTCTTGGCAGTAGGTGGCGTGGTGATCTTCTTACCAAACATGCCGTCGCAGCGTCGTGTTCGTTTTACCCAGCGCATCATATCAGTACTATCGAAGGAGGAATGGTTTCCTCTAATATTGAAGAGATTGTCCAGATCGCTAGATCTTTTGCCTGGTGGGGTCGTGGATGCTACTGTGTAGGATCCCAGAATAAATTGCCCAACGGTGTTTGTGGTAATCGCTTCGACCGCTGGTTGGAAGGGTACGACAAGGATGTCGATCATAAGTATGTCTTCGGCGTTCAAGGATACAACCTCAAGCCTGCCGACTTGCAAGGGTCTATTGGTCTTGTACAGTTGGAGAAGCAAATAGAGATACATGCTATCCGTCGTCTCAACAAAGCTCGACTTCATGAGATCTTCTCTAAGATCCCTGGTGCGAGGGTTATTGAAGAGAAAGAACATGCTGAAACCTCGTGGTTTGGAGTTCCTATTGTGTACGAGGACGGTAAACCGAACCTTGTCAAATATTTAGAACAACATGGTATTCAGACAAGGAATTACTTTGCTGGTAATATTCTTGCACACCCTGGATATCGTCACATTGAACCAGCATCAAACTATCCTAACGCTTCTAAGGTGTTGGATAATGTATTCTTCCTTGGGTGTAGTCCAGTTATTACCCGTGAAATGATTGACTACATAGAGGAGGTTGTTGATAACTATACAAAAAACAATTTACAATGGCATCCAGTATGACACAGTATATTAAGAAAGCACTAGTTCTTGGTGCAGGTGGCTTTATCGGTAGTCACATGGTCAAACGTCTCAAGTCTGAAGGATATTGGGTACGTGGGGTAGACCTAAAGAGACCAGAATTTTCTCCAACAGAGGCAGATGAATTTGTAACAGGAGATCTTAGAGATACATCTTTTGTTGCACGCTGTCTTCAGTACAAAGGAACACAAGGAAATTTCTATAATTCAGTTCCTTATCGTTACATTCAAGTGTTTGATGAGATCTATCAGTTCGCTGCCGACATGGGTGGTGCAGGATTTGTCTTTACTGGTGAACATGATGCAGACATCATGCACAACTCAGTATCAATCAACTTGAATGTTCTTGATCAACAAGCAAAGATGAATGAACAGTATGGTGTAAACCGTACTAAGATCTTCTATTCTGGATCCGCTTGCATGTATCCAGAGCACAATCAACTTGATCCTGATAACCCAGACTGTCGTGAAAAAAGTGCTTATCCAGCAGATCCAGACAGTGAGTATGGTTGGGAAAAGTTATTTTCGGAACGTCTTTATTTTGCCTATCATCGCAACTATAATATTCCTGTTCGTGTTGCCAGATATCATAATATCTTTGGACCTGAAGGAACTTGGGAGGGTGGACGTGAAAAAGCTCCTGCAGCAATTTGCAGAAAGGTTGCATATCTTCCAAA